GAATCTGGTGATGAATCTGGTGATGAATCTGGTGATGAATCTGGTGATGAATCCGGTGATGAATCCGGTGATGAATCCGGTGATGAATCTGGTGATGAATCTGGTGATGAATCCGGTGATGAATCCGGTGAAGTTGATGTACAACAGGAGAAGATAACTATACCAGACGATAATAAGGGAACAAGAGTTATAGAATTGAGTGATGTATCAGTTATACAATCGCCACCACAAACGGATGAACCTTTAGTCAAATCTGATTTTTTAGATGAAGATGAGACCGTTCCTACCGAATTAAATGTGGATGAATTATTAAATGTTAATAAGTTGGACGATAATAACAACGTTGATACGGACGATACTGTTGAGGGTAACTTAAGTAAAAGCGCATTGAGAAAACTTAAACTCGCTGAACTAAAGCAGATGGCAATGGAGAAACAACACATTGTTGATGAAACTATGACGAAAAACGCAATTATTGATATTTTATTAGCAAATTAAATCTTAATTATATATATAAATGTCTTTTATACAAAGCAATAATTACACAAAATTTGACACAAATATTAGACCATACAGTTTCTTTTCATCGTTGGTAAAACCTATTCACGAACCTATTGTTACACCAATGAAGAACCACAACGGCGACGAATTAAAGGCCTTCTGGCAACCAGAAGCGTTGGATAATAATAAATTAATACGCAATTCATCTATAAAAACCAATTCAGATTATCGTAAATATATGACACATAAGGCAACTGTTATTCGGGAACATAATATACGTTATCTAACTAAGTAAATCGCGAAAATATATTCATATCATCTGGAACGTCACTATCGGTTAATAGCACAACATTTGAACAAGGTTTAATTCTAGGTCGGTTTCCTGATTTTATATCATATATCAATGTCTCAAATTGTTCATTATTTGCTGATGTAAATGATGAATTTATCAACATATTAATCCTTTTATTTATTTCTACATCATAATAAGAAATATCTATTCCCAATTTTAGGTTGTCTATATCAATAAATTCATCATACAGTTTATTCTCTGTTATTTCAATGACTATATATACACTTGTTCCTTCGTATAATTCGCCTATTGATGCTTTATCTTCCTTATGAATTATAACATCTTTATTTGCTGTAAATATTCTTTTTATCTCTACTCCGTAAGTTGGTATAAATGTTAAATTTATATCTACTGATTTTAAACTCGTGCTTTCTTTTTCTATATTCTCAGGAACTTGTATATAGAAGAGGATTGTATTTTTTATATTAGAATCATATACACCACAGTTCATGCTATTATATATTAAACTATTATATTAAGATTATAAGTATTTTCGGTAAATTTATATATATAAACTTTGGGTATTATCAATATAGGAAATGAAGTTAGTTAGTTTTGATGTTGGTATAAAAAATATGGCTTATTGTTTTTTCGATATATCGGGTGAAAATATTGGGGTTAAAGATTGGAATGTTATTAATCTTATGCCCGACGCCAATAAAAATACAGTTTTGTGTAATTGCAATATTACAATTAAGGGTAATAAAAAAAAGAATATCAAACCCATAACCAAAACTTGTGGAAATAAAGCTAAATATACTAAGAATGAATTTTATTTTTGTGAAAGACACGCTAGGACTGCATCATTCTTAATGCCGTCTAAGAACCATAAAAGTGGTTCATTAAATAAAATGAAAACTAATGAATTAAAACAATTTGCTTTATCATTTAATATTATACCTGAAAACACTAAGAAATCGGTTGTTGAACAAATTTTGGAATACTTTAATAAACATTCTTTGGAACCAATTATAAAACCAAAAAGTAATGCTTCTAATATAGACCTCATAACCATCGGTAAAAATATCAAAATTGAGTTTGATAAAGTTGATTTTTCACAGGTTGATTGTGTTATTATTGAGAACCAGATATCACCCATCGCTAATCGTATGAAATCTATACAAGGTATGCTTGCACAGTATTTTATTATGAGACACGATTCTATTCAAATTGAATTTTTATCATCTTCTAATAAACTTAAGGGTTTTGAAAAAGAACACGATACAGAGGACTCAAATTATAAACAACATAAGATGGACGCTGTATTTCATACCAAACGTATTATTGAGAACCCATATTTTTCTTCGTGGAAATCGCACGTTATTAATCATAAGAAAATTGACGACCTTGCAGATGCTTTTTTACAAGGTCTATGGTATTTAAAAAAACACAATATTATTAATATTGCGTAGAACTTAAACATAAAATTTATATAATAATAATAGACTATGGAAGCCATCGATTTAACCGAGTTAGAACCCATTAATATTTCTATTGGAGGCACCGAAAACTCCAAATCAACGAGTACCCTCGGAGAGGGGATGGAGTTGTTAATGAATGATAAAAAATCAAGTGATACATCAAAAACTAAGATTGATTTAGGAGAATTGGATAAATTAGAAGATGAGTTGAACGACCTTTCATCTATTAACATTCGGACTGATACAAATAATGATGATAATGACTTGAAAAAGGTTAACACCAATAATTCATTTGGTGGTTTTGCTAATTCTATTTTGGGACTTAATGATAATAAAAATGTGGAACCTGTTACTGGAAACGATTCTAAACTTGGAACTTCTACTGCTGAAACTATGGGCACACAAAGTAAGACTTGGGATGGATTTACAAAACTTAGTAGTATGGGAGGGGACAGCAAATCTTCGTCCTCAAATAATATGACCGACAGAGAGAAGCGCAGGAAAAAGCGCGCTATGCTTAAACATTTAGATGATTGGCACGAAAAGGGCATCATTAAAAACATGTCAAAACTTACTATGGATTCTAATTATGATGAAATTGAGGATGAATATGAGGGAGCACTAGATGATAAGCGTAAGCGCGACTCTGTAAAGATTCAACAAAATTGGCTCATTACAATGGTTAATACTATAGAATATGGCAATTCTATGTTTGACCCATTTGGGATATCTCTTGACGGTTGGGGAGAATCTATTAGTGAGGATGTCGATAGTTATAATGAAATATTCGAGGAACTACACGAGAAATATAAGGGCGGCAAGATGAGCCCAGAACTAAGTCTTTTACTACGTCTTGGATTCAGTGCAAGTGTTATTCATTTTAGCAATAAAGCTTTATCTACAGCAGCACCCGGATTTAATGATGTCATTAAACAGTCACCCGAATTGATGCGAATGTTTACTGATGCAACTGTGAATTCTATGAAAGAAACGGCACCCGGTATGTCTTTCGCCAGCGAACTTTTACAGCAAAACAAACCAGGCACTAACAATCCACCACCTGTTGCTGTTAGAACTCGTGACCAAGCTCCTCCACAAAGACCCGGGATGAATTTTACATCTAATGATAATTCAGTTGGTTCTACTATGTTCAGGGAATCTGGCGTCAATGTTGACTCACGAAAGTCTGTTAATGAACCACCAGCAAGACCGGAAATGACGGGACCACGCAACACAGATATAAATGATATATTATCTGGTCTTAAAACGAAAAATGTTGATATTAGAAGTGACCCGAAAGATAATGATTCTGTAGTTAGCATTTCAAGTATAAAAGATATGAGCGAGACTATTCTACCCAAGAAATCAAGTCGTAGGAAATCAGATAAAAATGTTGTTTCACTTGATATTTAATGCATTATGATGTATTTATTATTATACATCATTATACTTTTTTACTTTTTATTTTTCTGTTTGTTTTTCTGTTGCTTGGAACTCTTATTCTTGCCTCCCTGTTGCTTGGAACTCTTGTTCTTTTTACCTCCATGTTGCTTGCAAGTCTTGTTCTTTTTACCTCCTTGTTTCTTATTCTTTTTACCTCCGAAAAAATCAAAAAAACCATTCTGCTGTTGTTGTTCCTGCTGTTGCTGTTGTTGTTCCTGTTGTTGCTGCTGTTGCTGCTGTTGCTGCTGTTGTTGCTGTTTGCCGCCTTTCTGTTGCTGTTGTTGTTGTTGCTGCTGCTGTTGCTGCTGCTGCTGCTGTTGTTGCTGCTGCTGCTGCTGTTGCTGCTGTTGTTGCTGTTGTTTACCACCAAACTGTTTTTTGTAATCTTTTTTGGCGTCCTTCATCGCCTGGGAGTATTTGTATTCGGCATTTTGTTGCTTACCATTCTTATACGTCTCTCGCAGATGCTGCATCCAAGCTGTTTGTTGTCTCATTAATATATATTAGTAAAATATAATATTTTTATTAATATTGTGCTTTCATTATTCGACTAAAACACATATCTATAAAAATTTTTTATATAATTCTATTGATTTAATTCGTTGTTCGCTAAAATTCACTATAGGTCGTTCGTATTTTACAGATGTGTATTTTTTATTGCTATGTTCTATATTCCAATTGTGTATATCTTTCGCGTCAACATCTTTTAATTCTGGTATCCATCTTTTTATAAATAACGCATCTGGGTCATATTTTTCGGATTGTGTCCAGGGATTGAATGTTCTAAAATAAGGCATAGTGTCGACACCCGTTCCTGATAACCATTGCCAATTTCCATTATTATTAGCTACATCATAATCAATTAAGTTTTTCGCGAAGTATTTTTCCCCGTCGCGCCAATCAAGTAGTAATGTTTTGACGAGAAAGCAAGATGTAACCAATCTTCCACGATTGTGCATCCACCCGGTTTCATTTAATTGTCTCATGCATGCATCTATTACAGGAAAACCTGTTTTCCCTAAATGCCAACGTTCTAAGTAACTCTTATTCTTATTCCATGTTATCTTATTATTTTTTGGGTCTAATACATATGGATACGCAAATAATACTTGCGCGTAAAAATCTCTCCATACCAATTGACGCATTAATTCGCTGTTAATCCCAAAATTATTGCGAACAAAATGATAAACTTCTCTAATTGATATACAACCAAATTTTATATATGCCGACAATAAACTTGTATTTTTTGATAATATATTACGCATTTGATCGTAATTCTGCTGTGTTTTAATTGTTTCTTTCAATTGTTTTAGTCCATTTGTTCTTCCACCACTTACTAATGTGTTTTCATTAAATTTATAATGGATTGACATCTCGTTGAACGATGTTGAATGACCGAGTGTAACAAATTTAACGGATAATTTTTTTTTGGTTATTGTAACTGGTTTATCTACGTTTATTTTTAACGCCTTATTATAAAATGGTGTAAATTTCTTATAACAAGTATTACTACCAGTTAGAATAGTTCCCGGTTCGTATAGATAATAATCCTGAAATTCATTACAAATGATATTATTATCATTGCATAATTCCTTTATTTTGTGGTCTCTTAAAAGCGCATATGGAGTATAATCGCGATTATAATATAACGATTGTATATTCAACTTATCTATTAATTCTGTTATAACTTTATTATTATCACCATACAGTAAGTATAATTTACTATTCAGTTTGTTAAATTCATATGATAGTTCTTTTAAACTTTCTATCATAAATTGGATTGCGTTACTTGATTTAAAATCATTTTTATTTGTAATTTGCTCTGGTGTAAATATAAAGCAGCAAAATACTTTATCACACTCCTCGCAAGCATTATAAAGGGCATTATTATCATAAATTCTTAAATCTCTTCTGAAAATGAATAATCCATTTTTCATTTATATAAGCGCATAAAAAACTATAATAAAAAGAACTTATTATAAATAATAATAATAATAATACATATATATGAATGCTGACGATGAATTAATTGTTAATTTAATTGTTATAAGTAAGGTACAGGTAAATACCAAATTATACACATCTGGCATTTACTTGAATTTAGAACAACCCAGTTATGTGCCTGAGAGTGTTAGGCGATGGATACGTCAAGATAGTAGAGACGAAACGATTAAAAAGATAAATCGCATTGTTATGCGTGCGTTAGAAGAATTAAAACGAGATAATGTTAATAATATCTCATATAAGTATCACTTATTAGAGGCAAAGAAAGGGCTTTTAAATTTAAGAGAGACTTATTCGAATTGTATTCAAACAGTTGCTCGTATAGATACGTTGATTAGTAAAATTTCAACTATTGAACCTGCTGATAATACAACAAATGAAGATAAACGGAATGATTTCAAAAAGATGGATAATGATGATGATGATGATGATGATGTTAATAATTAACTGAATAAACTTAAAGATTTTCACATAATACCTATATAATGGACGAAACTAATTACCTTAAACAGATTAATGATTTAAACGAGCAGACTATGCGTTATTTATCTTATATTGGTATGCAAATATTATTTTTTATTAATATTGTCCAGACATATTTAGAAATAAATTATAATAATTTGTATAATAATAATGTTTCATTTCATAAATTAATTGATACTATTGATGACAATTTATATTCTTTAAAAAAACTTACTGTCTCTCACTATATAGAACCTCCTTTTTCTTATTTTAAAGTGTGTTATAAGGATATTACTTATAAAGAAGAGTATATGTATATGGATTCTATTTTATATGACACCAAAACAGCAGACACTTTGAACGGATTAGTTTCAGCGTATAAGAATATTTTTTCAACTATTAAACCTATTATTAAAAATAATGAACTCGAATATCTGGTTTTGCTTCATTATCGTAATATGACAGATGATTTTATCGTATCAAAGTTGATTTGCAATGATGACGCAGATGACGAATATAATATCGTATGTGATACTATTCCTACGAGAAACTTTTTCTTGTCTATTGAATATCAACACCCGAATATGAAACACAATATCTCTTTGAGTTTAGATAAAAGATATTTAATTTCAGGAAACGAATTGTTTTCGCCTTGTTTTGTTTTAAAATGTTTGAATTACCAAGATAAACCATATGTATTTGATAACAATTATAAACTCACCCTTTTAGACTCGGATATTAATAATACGACATTGAAAAGCAATCAATATATCAGATTATCAAATTCAAAATATGAAGTAATTGATATGAAAACTGATATTAAAACTGATTAACAAAATCAATTTAAAAAAAAAACACCTTATATATTAGAGACGATGGAAATCAACGTCAAAACCTCGTCAAAACAATCCCATCCATTGCTTGGTATATGGAATTTGTATTTTCATTTACCACAGGATAAAAGTTGGGATATTAAAAGTTATAATATAATCACCAGTGATATCAATACTGCTGAGCGCGCAATTGTAATTAATGAATCTATGCCTGAAAAAATTGTTAAATTTTGTATGTTGTTTATTATGCGCAAAGGCATCACACCTATGTGGGAAGACCCTGCTAATCGCGATGGCGGTTGTTTTTCATTTAAAGTATTGAATAAGGTTGTTGGAACTGTATGGAAAGAATTGTCTTATGCTGTGTGGGGGGAGACATTATTCACTAATAAATCTCATAATAAAAAGGTTACTGGTATTACTATCTCACCGAAACGTAATTTTTGTGTTATTAAAGTATGGTTAAGTGATTGTTCTATTCAAGACCCAAATACTATGATTGATATTTCTAATTTATCTAAGGAGGGTTGCTTGTTTAAGAAACATTCTTCTGCTACTAGTTTTAAGCGTTAGACCTTTGTTTTTATTATTTTATAATAATAAAAACGCATTATAATCTTGGTAGATCCGCCAGGCACATACGTATCTCACCCAGACTTGCAACATCATATTTCGCTATTAATGGTAAATCATTTCCTAGGTATAATTCCAGATTTGTACATAATGGAGTACATTTTATAAAATGACCCAGACTTTTCAACGAGAATTCTCCTTGGACTACTACCGACATATCGGGTTTTTTTGAGAATTCCATGCTTCCATTCGACTCTGAACGAAATATATTTGAACTCGCGAATGTTCCTTTACATGCAAATGTTAAATCATTTCCTGATGACTTTATCTCTATTCTATCTGATATTCCGTTCATATCACGAATGATTTTCTGAAAATCTGTTGTTGGTAGATTTATTGTAATCGGGTATGTTACATCGGGCACTATCAGTTCCTCCGGATCCGGTTCAATCAATCTTAACTTCTGTGTGTATCGTTGTTTTATGTCTCCATTGTCATATTGTAATCCCAAGTGTGATACTACACCATCATGATAGTCTTCTTCGTCTATATAGATCGTTAATGTATCATCATTAGACATCGTTGAGATTAACTTAAATAAATGTAAAGTGTTCGCGCATACTATAATTTTATCGGGATCGCATCTATACTGTTCAAATCTATCGGCATATAATATTACATTCACTAATATAGTATGTGTCTTATCAAAATTAATTATTTTCAATCCTTGCTTTGTAAATGTTATTGAGGCATCTGTTAAAACATCTTTCAACGCGGTTATCGTATTTCTTATTGGAGATACTTGAACACTTTTTATTTCTAGAACACGCTTTTTGGATTCGTTCATAATACTATTTTATTGTATATGTGTTTATAACATTTTACTGTTTATATATTTTAATTTTTATATATAAACATCTGCTATAATGCTGGAATTAACTACTCCTTTTTTTTTGTTATATTACATTTATTTTTTTTTATACATAACAATTTCGCCAGTTTTAATGATTTGCTATTCTTGTCACAACCTTTTTCTAATAAATGATAATCTACTATTGCAGCATTTCCACCCGTCAACGCAGATGCTAAACGCGCATAACCCCAACTTTGGGGGGTTTGATTCGGACGAGAACCTGAACTTAAATACGCACCTTCACCTTTATTTTTTATTTTTTCCAAGGTTTCTATACTACATTTACTTTTTTTTGATAATTCCTTATTCGGCATCGCATTTTTTACTTTATATAATTCTTGCAAACGTCTTGTATGATTTGACTTTCGATTCTTAAAACTCTTGATTTTTGGTCTTATATAATACTCTCCTTTCTTATAATCTTTTCTGGATTTTTTTAGATACCTCTTCTGCTTTGCCTTGTCTTTTTTTGTTAAATTTTTTGGAATATATCGCAGAGGGACTTTATCGTTTTTTCCTATTTTAACATGGGGCATCTATAATATAATATTATATTAGAAAAAACCACGATTTGGATTCTTCTATCATTTTTCGAAAAGTGGACAAAAATAATTGTCCAATTTTCATTTTTCTTAGAATACTTTTTCAGCGACTTTTCTGAAAAAACGGTTCAATGCATAATGCAGTAAATCGCATTTTTATTAAAGATTTTTATTAGCATAACTTTTTTTTTGTTTTTCATTCGTTTTATTTAGGTGTTTTTTTTGTAATCATATTGTAGAATGACGTTGGATTACAATAAAACGCCAAAAAACACCGAAAAATATTTTTGTGTAAAATGTGTCTTTAAATGCTTTAAACAAAGTGATTATAATAGACATTTATTGACTGCTAAACACGAACGAATGACGGTGAATGACGGAAAAACGCCAAAAAACGCCAAACCCAAGGATTATATTTGTGAATGTGGAAAAAATTATAAGTATCGTCAAGGATTACATAAGCATAAAAAGATTTGCACTCTAATTAATAATACCATCGTCGTTCAAGAGAACCCAGAAGAAAAACCTTCTATGATGGAAATTCTTTCACAAAA